ACTTTTTTCCTAAGTATATCCTAAAAATTAACCTTTACCAAAACCAATAGCAGTAAAGTTAAAGTTTCTATCTACAGAACTTCCAGAACTATTTTTAAAATGTACAGTAAATCCAGTTCCAGTAATACTTGTTAGTTCAAAGAAATCACCAGATGCCATATTAAATGCTGTAATTGAAATTGCTGGTGGGTTAGAGTTTGCTCCTAACAAAGCACTTGTGCCTGTAAAAAATGGGTGAGTAAATGTTATAGATTTTGCACCTGCTCCAGATGCAATAGTTGTTGTACTTTGTTCTGTTCTTCTTTGAAACTCTGCGAAGTATCCAAGCTGACTTACTCTTATATCTTGGTTTGTATCTTGTGTTGTTAACACACATTTAAATTTAAATGTTTTACCTTTGAATGTACCATTTGCAAATTTTTGAAAATCTGAATAGCTACTACCATCTTGAGAAGTTTGAACGAAAACTTCTGCGTTTGTATCAACTGAAGCTGTGCCATCAAAATCCTGTCTTGCATCAATATCTGTAACTGAATCTATCAAATCTGAAGAATATACAGAATCACTTTGGATAATTTTTCTTAAATCTAGACTAAATACAGCACCTAAATCTAAAGTTTCATTAAATAAATATGTACCAGTTGTTGAAACACCACCAATATCATCAATAGAGGTTTCAGAATCAATATCAGTACTATCATCAAAATTGCCTGTACCAGCTAAACTTATTGAATTTGTACCAGAATCAAATCCAACATTAGTTTTTGATCCTTGAAATTTAGGGCTGTCCTGATCTTCTCTTCTCGCCTGTATTAATAATTTAGGCTGTGCCTCTGGTAAATCTATAACAATACTTGTTTCACCTGTGCTAAAGCGATCTCCATCGTCTTGCGTTTTAAGAATGTACTCCCCTTCAAGTAAGGGGACAACTTTTTCTGTTGAAGCTCCACTTAATGCAAAAACAAGATCAGTTGCATCTGAGAATGTACCAGTGCCATCTGTTTTTGGAGTATGTCTAACATGAATACGACCTCCCGCTCTTACATCTACATCTGGAACAGCATCCCATCTAAGTCTTATTTCTTTGTCAGATATTGGTTCATAAGTAAGGTTTGTAATATCAGACGGAGGGGCAGTTTTACCAACAGCATTAAATGTTAAATCAGTAGAAGTTGCACTTGTCTGTAAAGCTACGTTATAACTAAATACTTGTATCTCATAAGTTCCTATGTCAGTATTAAATATTTCAAAATCGGGTGAAGAAACTTTTGTAGAAACAAAGTTTCCATTATTAAATCTGTAATTGACTTGATATTGTGTAACACCTGGTATAGGTTGCCAACTGATAATGAGTTTAGATACTGCCTGATTATTTATCTGAACTATTTTTTCTTCTGCTTGTAAACCAGTAGGTGGAGCTTTAAGTTCATTTAGTATTGATACTGTTCTTGTTGGTAAACTTGCACCATCTTCAATAAACGCATATTTAGCATTTACATATGATAAAGCTGTAATTGTATAATTTATACCATCAGATTCTTCTACTGTTATCACTCTAAATTTTTGAGCTTCGACTGTATCATTAGCCAATAACCAAACAGTATTAACATTTGGAGTTTGTGAATATGCTTCTGAAACAGTTATAACTGCACCTGAGATAGATGAAACATCTTTAGTTTCTACAGTTCCATCTGGTAAAACAACACTTAATTTTGGATTATTTGATGTAGGTAAATCTGTAGAAGCAGTATCATCTACAGTTATTTGCGTAGTTGTTGCAGCAGTAACTCTTCCTCCTCTACGAACACCAGAACGAACAGGATCAGCAATATCAATAACAGCACCAGGTCTTACAACAACACCAGAATCTATAGAAGTTGCAAATGTGACCACTTCA